ATATAATAAACTAGCTATGTATAAATATATATATATAAAATATATAATTATCTGGAAATATTATATATTTATATATATTTATATATATTTACATAAAATGTAAAGTTTAAAAGTATTATAATAAAATACTATAAATGTATTGACAACACAATAAAATAGTAGTATAATAAAAGTACAATAAGAAAGGAAAGAAGGTTAGATTATGGAGAAGAAAAAAGGAAAGGTACATGAGATCATAAAGACAATATCAATTATATTATTAATATATGTATTGTTTGTATGTTATCTATATGTATGTAGTGCAAGATTTGAAAAAATCGAAAATGGAGAAATTACTTTAATTTCTCAAAATAATGAATAAGGAGAAAGAGAAAAAATGAAAGATATTAGAGATTTAAGAAAAGAAAAAGAAGAAAAGGAAATGCAAAAATTATTATTAGAAATTAATCAATTGAAAGATATTTACAACATAAAAAAAGACACATTAAGTGGGTATTTTGACACAACAATAACTTTTAATTTAGATTTAAAAAATGAGTATTTATTTATTAGCTTATCAAATGAAGATTTAAAAAACATTAATTGTGTAAATTGTTATACAAATGAATTTGAAGATGTTTCACTTGTTGATTTGCAAGACATAAAAAGTTATGATCTTGAAATTATGACATTTACAAATGATGTTTTAATATCAATTATTGAAGATATAAGAAATGGAGTTGAATTATAAATGGAAAGAAAATTTTTTGTAGTAATTTATAGAGAAGATGGAGAAGAAAAAATTGAAGAAAATTATGAAACAGTAGAAACATTAAAAAAAAGATTGCAATGCTACAAAGAAAACAATATTGAAATTTTAAATGTAGAAGAAAAGATTGTTGTTACACAATATATTAATATGGAAAATCAATTAAAGAAATGGGGAATTTAAAATGAAAGATATAAAAAGAATGTCAGAAGAAGAGAAAGAAGAATTAATTGAAAAATATAGTTATTATTATAGTGATAGTGAATGGTTTGTAAAAGAATATTTACAAGAATATGTTGAAAGTGATTATATTTTAGAAAGCATAGTAAAAAATATAAAAGGAATGGAAAAAGAATATATTATCCATTATATACCAAATGAATGTTGTTTGGCATTAGAAAATAAAAAAACAAAACATAGTTATTCTATACATATAGAATTTTAAAAAATAGAAGAAATGGAAAAGGAGATCAAAAAAATGAAATTTATGAAAGTTAGACAATTAGAAAACAAAAATCAATTTATAATGGAGAATGATAAAGAAATTATATTTCAAAGCTATGATTCTATCATAGCAATAGTTAATAAAAAAAGTGGGGTTATTGTTTTGGGCAGAGATTGGGATTATTCAAAAACAACAATGAAACATTTATATATTTTTATTGATAGTGAATTACCATATAATGAAAATTTAAAAGAGTTATTTAACACAAAATATAGCAACAGCAGGAGAAAAGCAATCCAACAACTAATTGATAATAATAAAATACAATATAGCAAAAAGCTAGTATAAAGGGGAGTAGATAAAATGAGTTATAAAGAAAGAAAAGAGAAAGCAAGAGAAAAAGCAATTGAATGGCAATTGAATTTTGCAAACAATAATTATTCATATTATGATCTTATGTTATGGCAAGAATATTTTACAAAATTAGGCAAAAATTATGGACTTATAAAAGAATTTAAGGAAAATGGAATTATTTAAAAATGGAGGCAATTTAAAATGCAAGAATTTATTGAAGAATTAAAACACAATCAAAATATTAACATTGAAAAAGGAATTGAAAATAGAATAAACATTGATTATGTCATAGAAAGATTGATTGATATTAAAATTGAGATAGAAAAAAATATTGATTACTTTTGTTTTCATAACAAGAATTTAACCAATAAACAATTGGAAAAAATAGACAATATAAAAGAAAACTTAATTGATAAAGGGGTGTTTAAAAATGAAAAATAAAGATATAAGAATGATAAGTGAAGAGTTTTTAGATTTAAAATTTGATAGTGAATTTGATATGTTAAAATCAATTTACTATCAATTAAACTATTTAATAGGTTATGTTGAACTAAACATTGAAACACTAGAAGATAAAAAACATTATTATAAATTATTAGAAAGTAAAAAGAAAATAGAAATTATTATTGAAAATATTGAAAAGGAGTTTAAAGATTATGTTTAAAGATACAAAGGGAGATGGATTAATTTACATTTCAAAAAGTGGAAAAGTTTATGATCTTTTAGAGGGTGTTTGTTCAAATGGTAGAACAAGTGACATCATTTTTATAATTGATAGAGATGCAAAAAATGGAGTTGGTGAAATTGTAAATTTCATTTATGGTGGTTTTGACCATTTACAAGAAGATGGGATTAAAAGTTATATTGAAGATTATGAGAAAAAGGAAAATTTAAAAAAATGATATTAGCTTTGATTATTTTTCTTCTTGTAGTAAAAGCAATTTTAAAAGGAAATGGTTATTAAAAGAGATTCTAAAAATCTCTTTTTTTGTGTCTTGTGCAGGAAAAAGCATTGATTTTTTGCCATGTCAGAGAATTAAAAACAAAATAAAAGTTGGCTTATTTGCCTTTTAACAAGTGTTTTCTATTTGTTTGTACCTATACACAAAACTACAAACAACGGTCAAAAGGTTGTAAAAATGCTTTTAAATGCTATTTGTAAAATGCATTTTAAGGCATTTATCTTTTAAAAGATGGGTAATTGTACACTAAATCCCTTATATTTCATTTTAAAATATCCATTTGTTATTAGCTTGTTATGATATTTGTTTCTTTATTGATTAAATTTAAATAAATTAAAATAATAATTTATGATTCTATAATTTTTATAATTCTATTTATAAAAATTATGATGGGCAGATCAAACAATTTTTCCTATTTTTATTGTCTATTCTTTTTAAAGAAATTGCTTTTTTCAAGCAAAAAACAAAATCTTCTCTGGCGAATTTTTAAATCTTCTTTGGCAATTTTTTGAAACTTCTTCAAGACGAAATTTAAAAACTTCTTAGGCAAGAAAAAAACACTACTTTGATAGTGCTTTCCTATCTTTTCGTGCTTTAGACTTAACTTTTTCACGCTTTCTGTACTTTCTAGCATAGTCAATTTTGTAATCACGATATTCAGAATTACTATGATAATATTTTCTTTGATAAGCAGCATGTTTCTTTGGGTTTGCTTTTTGCTTTTTTACACTATCTTCTATCTTTTCCTCTCTATATTTTTTATGTGTTTTATAGTATTCTCTGCTCTTTTTCTTTTCTTTTTGTGTACTCGCCATATTTCCTCCTTAATAGTTCTGACTTCTAATATAGTTCTAAATTCTAATATACTATATTAAATATTATATGTCAAATTACAAAGATAGTTCTAATTTCTACTTATCAATAAAATCATATATGGTTGTTTGATCCCTCATAAGTAAAATACATTTCATTAAACATTTAAATTTTCCTTTTCTATTCTTTCTAGTTGTCTGCTTATCTTTTGCTTCATAATATCCTCTATATTTTTATCTGTTATTTCATAAAAATATTGAAATTGTTTTAACATTACCATTACATCTGCGATTTCTTCTGCTATATGCTTTATATCTTCTTCTTTTTCAATAAAATCATAATTACAATTATATCGACTTTTTACTATTGCTTCATCAAGTTCAAAATACTCACTATGAATGTATTTTAATTGTTTTTCTATTCCATAATGATTTATTATTTTTAATAATTCTTCTTTCATAATTCATTACACCTCTTTTTCCTTTGCCTTTATCATTAGCCTTGCAGATAGTATTCCTACTTTTGTTAGTTCTGGGTTTTTACTAAATGTTCCCCAATTGTGTAAATAGCATTGTTCTTGGTTTGTTGACTTATATAAATTTTCTTTACTAAAATCATTCCTATCTTGATTTAAAAATAAAATATAATCATCATCTTTCAATTTACAATTATTGTATTTTTCATACATAACCCTAGTTTTTTTCTCCCATTTATTTGGTTCTGCAACTTTTACATAAACACCGAAATTTGTTTGCCTTTCAGTACCTACTGGACATCTGCCTCTTGTTCTTATTTTGTTTTTTTGAAAATTAGTATATCTGCCTTCTATTTTATGTCTTCTTAAATAAGATCTTAAAGCGTGTTTTGATATTTTAACTTTAAATTTATTTTCTAATAATTTCATAAAATCTTCTTTTGTATATTTACTAATGTTATTCCTAACAAAATTTTCAAACTCTTTTGTGTATTTATTCTTCATTATTTATAACATCGCCAATTTTTCCTTTAATGTTAAGTTTACTTTCTTCGGCTCTAATAACTAAATTGCAACTCTTTATGTATGTGTTTGCAATTTGTGAAACTGCGTTGCTTCTTGCAACTTCTTCACTAATATTATCTTTTGCACTATCTAATCTTTCTAAACTATTCATTAATGTAAATTGTATTTGTTTAATATCATCATTCATTTTCGATTTCTCCTTTGTTTATCTTATCTATTATTTCGTTGATTTTATCTACTACTACTGATAATGCCTCATTTATTTCATATTCTCCATTTTTACTAACTTTTAATATATTAGCATAATGTTCTTCATCATCAATTTCTTTGTATGTTTCTAATTTTTCTATCTTCTTATCTTCTTCTATTACTTCTTTGTGATTTGTTATTACTATTTCTTGATTTAATAACCATTCATCTACACAATACTCACTATCTTGTAATTTAAAGAAATTCCATATTCTTTTATCAAATTCAAATTCAGTAATTGTATCACTTTCTTCTCCATTTGCTATCTTGTTTAATAAATCTATTACTTTCATATAATCACTCTCCAATCCTATATTCCATTTGTGAAAATTGTTCGTGTGTTACTATTGATTTAATATTTCCATTGGCACAATTGCTTCCATTTTCTAACACTAAATATTTATGTGTTCCACTTAAATCAGTCGATACTCCTATACAAACAACTCTACTATGATTTACAATGTCATTTTCTTCTATTAAATCTATTATGTTTGGACTTGATTTCTTTATTTCTGTAAAATACCATTGACGACCATTTTCATCATCAAAAACCATATTTCCATCTGCTCTTTCATATATTCTTGATGCTTTTATTATTTCTCTTTTAGTTCTTACATAATCTCCTACGGTCATTCTTCCACCTTCTCTACCATATCTGCTTTTATTAGGTCGTATAATAATTCAACTGCTTCGTCAAAATAATCTAAATCAATATAACCTAAATCTATTTTTCTTGTTTTTATATCGACTAAAACATATTGACCATTACTAGTATCTTCATTATAAGGAATAAAATCATAATAATAACTATAACCATCTTTTTCAAATCCAAACTTCTCCAACTCTTTCAAATCAACTGAGTCTTTTATTTTAAGCATTATTTACACCTGACTTTCTAAATATTTTATTTGCTCTTTTAATTCTTTATTTTCCCTAAATATATTATCAACATCTAAATATTTTTCTATTGGTCTTGTAAATTCTATTATTTCAATTTTGCCTGTTTGTAATTTGAAAATTAAATCATTTAACATTTCTAATTCATTATCACTTAAGCCACAGCCATAATTATTTAATACACTATTCATTTTATTTAAAATAAACTCTAAATGATTAAATATATCTTGATATTTATAGCCTAATCTATCACACATACTTTTTTCAAAATTCATAATCAATTCACTTCCTTATCTAATATTTCTAAAAGGTTTCTACCTTCTTCTAGGAATTTTAACATAACTGGTCTATCTCTACTATCTACTCCTAATTGACATTGTTCTATATATTCTCTTACTTCTTTTATTATGTTTTCTTTATGTTGTATGTAGTCTAATACTTTGTCAATATCACTGCCTATATAATATGCTTTAATATTTTCTTTCATTTCTTCACTCATTACTTATCTTCTCCTTTTAATATATTTAATAAAACAAAACTATCTATTTCTCTAGGTCTTACACCAACTGTTTTTATATAATCTATTGCTTTATTTATGATATTATTTAGTCTTTCTATTTCTTCTTTTTGTTGTTCATATTCAATGTATTGTTTCTTTTGTATGCTTATAAAAGAATTTTTAGGTAGATTATCAGTATATTTCCTTCCATTTACCTCATAAGTTTCAAAAAGGTTTTTGCCTTCTTCATTTTTAATTTTTACTTCTCCGTTATATTTTTTTTCTTCATTCATAATATACGCAACTCCTTATATACTTTTACTATTTTAGGTATTTGTGTTGCAAACCAATCTATCATTTCTTCATTTTCTGCCCAAGCAGGAGAACCATAGGAATTTTCCCTTAAACCACTTTCATATAAAAATGCGTGTAATATTTCGTGCCTCATCACTTTGTTTTTGAAGTCAAAAAGATTTTTGCAACTATTTTCTGTTTCTTTTTCTATGTCATCTGTTATATATATTTCTTTTGTGTAAAAATCAGTAAAGCCCCAATTTTCTTTTAATCTTGGTTCTTCATCAATACTTTTAAATAATATTTCATAATTAGTTCCTAGTATATTTACTTTTATAAATTGTTTTAATTCTCTTTCATTCACTCTTTATCACTTCCTTAACAATTCTAATCTACTTGGTTGTTTATAATTATTAATAAATTTTTGAATTTTAACTCTATCTATAAGATTTGGATAAAGAATAGGTACACTAGAACATACTAATTCATATTTTTGTTCTTTAATATGTTTCAATACTTTATAAGGCAAATCAGGGCTATCTAAAACTAAATCTCTTATACTTTTCATTACTATTCACTTCCTTGCACTATTTTTAATTCTTCATCAAATTGAACATAATAATAATTAATTAATGTTTGCAAAAAATGTAGGTATTCTTGCCTATCCAAGCTATCTAAATCAAGATGTGATATTTCCACTATTTATCACCTACTTTTTTGCAGTATTCTTTTAATATTTCTCTAATCAATTGAGAATAAGGAATGTTTTTACTCTTTGAAATGTTTCTCAAATTATCAAGAAGATCCCTTTCTATTCTAATATTTAATGTTTCATTACATTTATTATTCATATTATTTATTCTCCTTCTAAAATATTTAATAATTCATCAAGATTTTGTACTTTTCCATTTTCATCTCCATAAAGATATTCATAAAATGGTTGACAGTTATTCATAGATTTTTTTATATATTCTATTGAACTTTGTATCCTTTTATTTAGTATGATATTATCTTTTTTTATTGTTTTGTTTTCATCTTGCAATTTAATATTAGCTTCAATTAAATTACTATTTATTTTTTTATCGTTCATCTAAAATCATTCTCCTTTAAAAATTTTATAATATCTTTATATACTCTTGTCTTTTTGACATAAGTATCTGTTCCTTTTTTCTTATCTTCTATACTTGTTTTAATTAGTAATTTTGTCAGCTTTTCTATTATGTATTCTTTCATTTGAAATACCTTTCTTATTTTTTATAACATGGAACAAACCTTTCCTAAAGCCATTTGTGTCACCAGATAATATTTGTCCTTTGAATGTTTTGTATTGTTGTTTGCTTAAATATTTGCTATAAATTTTTAATACTTTAAATTCTTCTATCATTGCAAAAACTCCCTAAAAATTGCCATTAATACATTTACTACAATGGAATCTCCTGCAAGATGATATAAACTACTATCGCTTTGATTTTTAGTGACTTTATCAAAATCTTCATCTTTTACGCCCATTAATCTAAAACATTCTTTTGGTGTTAGTTTTCTTATTCTTAAATCACTATTTACTACCCCTCTATCATTGCCTCCACTTGTGGTAAGCGTTTGTATCTTGTCTTTTTGTACATTTCCACGATGATGTTCCATTCTACTAGATATATCTATTCCATCTCCATCAGTTGCTTCTAAATAACCCTTTTTTGTTGCGTTTTTTATTAATATTTTGTTTTTAGGAGTAGTTACAATTGTTCCCATCACTTTATCTTCTTTATAAGCTCTACAATCAATATCTAAAAACCCTTTTTGTTCCCATTCTATATAATTTTCGGTATCTTTTTTAACTTCTATAAATAATGGGGCTCTTTGGCCTGTTGCTGTTGTTAACGTTTTGCATTTTTCTTTGTCTGTCATATTCATATTTTCATAACTATATGAATTAAATTTTGTTTTTTTCATTCCTTCCATCATTTTTTCACTAATAAAATATCTTTCGTCTACATTATCTTCCAACATATCTTTCAATTTTAATTTAAGTGGTATTGGTTTAGGAAATGTATAATTGTAATTTCCTAAAATACTAATCATAAAACACCTGTTTCTTGTTTGTGGTATTCCATAATCAGTTGCTATTAAATCTTGCCAATAGTTTTTATAGCCTAGTTCTTCTAGTCTTAATTGCCATTTATTGAAATCTACTACATTATCTTGGCTATGTACTTGTGGTACGTTTTCCATTAAAAGTATTTGTGGCATTGTTCCTAATTCTTTACATTCAGTTAGTATTCTTTCTACTTCCCATAACATACCACTTCTCGTTGATGTATCGCTCATACCTTTGCCTTTACCAGCAAGAGAAAGATCCTGACAAGGGAAACTATACGTAATAACATAATCATATTTGTTAGTATCTACTATTTCTAAATCTTTCCCTTTGACTTGTTGTATGTTTACTATATTATGAGTAGAACATATATTATTGAAAATCTTTTTTCTTTGTTCTGATCCCAAACGAATAACTTGCTCCTTAGTCATTGGCTCATTGTAATTACTTGATATACCTTTTTCATATAACCAACTTATTAGCCAACTATCATCAAATGCTTGTTGACTAAAATAATCAGTATTATCATTTGTAAAATGTATATCTTTGTATGCTTGAATACTTTTAACTGACCACTCACATATTTTCCAATGTTCGAAAGGGACACCGAGATATTTTAACGCTAGAGCTTGACTACCATATCCAGCAAATAATTCTATTAATCTAATTGGCTTTTTTATTTTATATGTAGGATATATCATCTCAAATATATTTGTTTGTCCTTCAATCATATTATTCTCCTTTTTCTATTTTTAACATATTTATCCATAGTTTAATATGATCTATGTCTACAGCTATGCACTTTCCAAATGGTTCTAATCTATTATTAATTTTAAGTGTATCCTCCATATCATTAATAGTTTTTTTAATTGCACTTTCTAGAACTTTAATATCATTATCCCTATAAATCATTTCGACTTCTTTTTCATCACTCATTTTTTCAAATATTGTGTAATTTACTATTCTTTTTCTTACAATAAATTTGCTCATATCTTCAAATTTTTCGAACTCTTCATATCTAAGATATGGTGTTCCATACATTAAAACATAATTGACTTTCACTATTCATTCTCCTTATCTAATTTTTCCTATTTTATAAACTAAAAATAAACAAATAAAATCAATTATTAATGAAATAAATTGATATATATTCACTCTTTATCTTCTCCTTTTAGTTCTTGTAATTTATTTAAAATCATATTACATATTATTACTTCTGCTTGTGTAAATGTTTTAGCATATCTTCTACCATACTCTTTTTCAAATTCTTCTAATTTAGTTTTGTTAATATATTTTTCTAATTCATTTATTATATTATTTAGTCTTTCTATTTCATCAAGCAATTCCCATACATCTTCTATTACTAATATATCTTCTGGATAAAGTTTATCTCCCATACTTCTATATTGATTTAATTTATTTATTAATTCACTCACTATTTATCATCTCCTTTTTCAAATAAATCTTTAATCATAAGTTTCGCTTCGATACCAGTTACTTTGTCGTTATATATTATTTTTTTAATTCTTTCTAATAATTCTTTTTCCATTCTATCCTCCTAACCAAAAATTGCATTACTTACTAAATATTCATTTTGATTTTTGTTTCTTGTAGCTGCATTAATGTATCTAACTGTTGTATTTTGACTTACATGATGTAATACTTGTTGAATTGAATAAACATCAGCACCATTTTCATACATTATTGTTGCACTTGATCTTCTCATTGAATGTAAGCTAAATGTGTCACTATCTAAACCATATCTTTTAAAAATGCTTTTGATAATCTTCCTTAAAGACACAGTAGATAGCCCTTTACCATAGTTTTCATTGCTAGTTGATATAAATATACTTCCACTTGTTCTGTTGCCTATATAGTCTTGTAAATCATTTAAAACTTGACTTGATAATTTTACATATTCATCTTTTTGATTATGTTTTTTGCATTGTATCCATAAAACAACTTCACCATTAAATATTTGAATATCTTCTATATTTGCTCTGGCAACTTCAATTCCTCTCATTCCTGTCGTAATCAAAAGTGAAAATAAACATTTTTCTCTTAAATCTACTAAATCATTGTAAATTTCTCTTGCTTGTTCCTGGGTAAGCACTTGTTTTTTTGGAACTTGTGAATATCTATCTCCCTTAATATCGACAGCAATATTTTTGTATAAATTATGTATTTCTAAATATTTAAACAATGCTCTAATAGAAATCATGTAAGCATTTACCGTATTAGAACTATATGTTTCTCTTAACATATTTCTAAAACCAATTACATTATCTCTGTTAGGTGTTTTAATGTCATTTTCTTTTAAATATTTTTTGAAGCAATTAATACCATTTTTATAAACTTTTAATGTTTTATCATCTACATCTAAATAATCAATAAAACTTTCTTCATATTGTTCTAGTCTTTCAAATGTTAAAATATCTAAATCGTTTTTTACGTTCCCTTCTAATAAAATAATGTCGTTTTTCATAAAATTACCTTCTTTCTTTAAGTAATTATATTTTATCATAATATATTTGTGTTGTCAATACATTTTAGTTAAAAAAAATAAAAAGATGTCTATTTGACATCTTCTTCATCTAAATCTTTAACTCTTTCAATAATTATTTTGTCACTGTCAATGTCTTTTAGTTGTTCATTTAATTTTTTTAATGCTTCTCTTTTAACAATAGATAGTTTTATATTTGAATATATAGTATCAACTATTGCAAAGATAACACCAATTAAAATTAAAATTAATATAATGATTCCTAAAAAACCAACAAATTCCCACAATTTTGTAAACATTTTTTATTTCTTTCCCTTTCTTAAAATGGTAACTGTTCATCGCTTATTTCATTTTCATTTTCGAAAAGATTGTTTTGGAAGTCTTTATATGCTTGTGCTTGTACTTGCTCTTCACTCTCTACTTTTTCAAAATCAGTAATTACTAGATAATGTATGCCATTATATTTATCGAGTTTATTAGGTCGAATGTTTTCATATGCCTCTTTAATTATAATGTCACTTTCATTTGGCAACTCTATGTTTCTTTTAAATTGAACATTAATATAATAAATATCTTCTTGATTATCATAGTTCTTCTGCTTTACTTGTATTCTATAATAATCTCTATCATTGTAGGTATTCTTAAATACTCTATATTTTTTACCTGCCATAATCTTATAATAGATCATAGGTTGTTTTTCTTCTCCCATTATTTATCATCTCCAAGAGTATCATACCATTGATTAAATCTTTTAAAATATTCTTCACGTAGATCTTTGATTTCTTGTAATTCTTTTGAAACATCATCTTTATTTGTTTTATTAAAGATTTCTCTTTGTTTTTTATTTAAAGAATTTAGAAGATGTGTTGTTTCTAGTGTTGAAATATCAATTCTTTCTCCAGAACTATTTGTGTAATACTTTTTTTCTTTATTATTCATTATTAATATCTCCTAATTTTATTCTATTTTTCAAATCTTCAAGTTCTAAATATAATTTTGCTCTATCTTCTTTAACAAAAGACAGTTCATCACTAATTTCCATTAATTTTTTTCTTAAATCTGAAATACCACTTTGTTTTTGAAGTTCTATATATTCATTACATTTTTCTCTATATCTCTTTTCATACTTTTTTCTATTATTTAATTCTATTTCATAAAGTTCTTTGTAATTTGGTTCTTTTTCTCTTTTAAATTTTCTTAAAAAGTTACTCATATTAATCTAACTCCTCATAATTATAATTACTTTTGTGTATGTATTCATACCTACTATTCTCTGTCATATTTTCTATTAAGAATGAATTTGCTTGTTCATTAGATAAATGTGTTCTTGGAACACGATCTAAATAATATAACTTATTGCTATCTTCACACTCTAAAATATGTTTTTGTAATATATCATCACGATAATTATTCTCTATTAGGTACAAATCATACCCTTGTGCTTTGATATTATCTACATTAGCAGTATCTACTATGTATATCATCTTTTTGCCTTTATATTGGCATTTTAAGGCATAATTAGGGGTATCGTGTTGTAATTCTTCAAGTTTTACTTTTAGCAACCCTAAACTATACCATGTAGCAATATTTAATAAATATATATTTTTTTTAATTACACCTAGATCGACAAGATTTTTAACTACAATATCACTACCTGTTACATATTTTATATTTGGGTAGTTATATGCTATTTTTTTTATTGTAGTAGGGTTTAAATGATCTTTGTGATTATGTGAAATGAATATTAGTTTTATATCTTTCAAATAATTCTTTAATTTTGTATAACTTACACCAACATCAAGAAGTAATATTTTTTCAACAATAATTGCATTACCTTTTGATGAACTACCTATTATTTCATATTCCATATTATATATGACAGTCAACTATAAATAAGTATTCGTCTTGATGTTCTGGATCATTTACATATTCATTTAATTTTTCAACAAACTCTAATCTACTATTTTTAGTAGCATTGTGCATAGCCCACCACCCCATTAAACCTTGTTCACACCAACCTTGCTCATTAACAAAAGCCCAAGTTGAAAACATAGATTCTTGTCTAGCGTATTCTTCTTTATTTCCATATTGTTCTATATAATATTCTGGTTTATAAAAATTCCATTTAACAATTTCTTTTTCTTCTTCATTTTTTGGTTCTTGTCCTTCTACAATAAGTTCCCATTTTCTAAATGCTTTGTTATAATCTCCACCCATTTTATCAAAATGAATATCTTTTATTTTAGCACCATTTACTCTTTTTAAATTTGGGCTGTTTTCTACATCACTAGAAAGATCCATTCCAATACCAAAATCACTTTTTTCAAAAACATCTTCATTATTTTTATCAACAACAATAATGTTGTTAAATCTTCCACCTATACTATACCAGTCCCATTTGCTATTTGGGTTATATGTTGTTTCTTCTCCATCTTCATCTTTGTAAGGTTCTACTTCTAGTTCCTCCCAATATGGTTTTAATAATCTGTCCACCTCTTCAATATCTTTCTTCTTCGTAGCTACTGCTACGCAAAAATGACTCATTTATTTTTCCCCCTCAACTTCATCTAAAGTATGTATTGGCTTTTTTTCTACAACATCAGCTGGTTCAAGATCATTATTATCAAAATATTCTGGTGTTCCATCTTCTTTAGTATATGTCATATCACTTTCATAAGCCTTTTGCATTTCAACACTCATAATTCCCCACTTTGATATTAATTGTCTTAACATAGTTTTGTATGCCATACCATCAAAGTCTTTACTCCAGAATGTATAAGATGTTTTCTTTTGCTTATCTGCCCTATATCCTTGAGAATATTGTAGTGCATGTGCTTCCATTTTCTCTTTACTCCAATATAATGCTTTTCTAAAACCATTAACATATTCAAACATTGCATAATAACCAACAGTTTTTGCTTTTTCTCTTTCCATCTCATCTTCAATTAAATTAACTTCTATTTCTTCATTTAGAGGATCATATTTAACTAATTCTCCCTCTTTAATAGCAAGTACATTTAATTTTTTATATTGACCACTTCTAATTGCTAATTGAATATATCCTTTATAACCCAATTGGAATGTAGCAACAGTACCTCTTTCTTTATCTTTAAATGGTACTAAATAGTAATTACCTAATTGTGGACTTGCAGGTAAATCAAGTGCTTCTCCTAATAATGCACCACTTAAAATACTACCATTATCACATTCTTTTAATGTAGGGTTGCTATTTACTGCACTTATGATACTAGAAATAAATCTAGCACCCCTTTTTTCATCTCCAATAATCTCATTTACTTTCTTTTGTACAAGATTACTTGTCATATAATTTGAAAATGTAATTTTGTTATTTCCTGTTGATCTTTGAATTTCGTTTGCCATTATTTATACTCAACTCCTAACTCTTTCATAAATTCAATTAATTTTTTGATCTGCTCTTTTGTTGCAACAACTTCAAATTGATAAGTGTTAATTTCTTCATCAATTTCAACAGGGGCAGTTATTTCAATTGTTTCTTCAACTTTTTCTACAATTTTTTGTTCTTGTTTTTCTGCATTTTCTCTTTCTTCTCTTTGTTTTTGCATTTCTTCTAGTTGTTTGTGTTTCTCAATTACTTTTGATTTTGCAGTAACATAATCTAAACTATCTTGATATTCAAGTAATATTTCGTCTTTGTATTGCTCTTCCATCTCAATAAGTTTCATATCGTTTGCAACTTTTTCAATAAATGTTTTTGCTTGTTCCTTTAAAGATTTCATACTTGCAGACAATGTGATATTTAATCCAATCCTATCAAAATCAACACATATATTGTTTGCTTTACAATGCTCTTCAACAAACTCTTTTAACTCATTTTCTTTTTCTTCCTTTAAAGAATTTTCAACACCATCAATTTTTTCTTTTAAGGATTCATCTGCACATTTGTAAATGTTTGAAATCTTGTCTTTATAGATTTCTTCAAATGTATCATACTTTTCCATGATTGCAGATTTCACTTGCTTACGTTTATCTTCCAATACTTTAAATTCTTTATTAAAATCTGCTCTTACTTGTTTAATTTCTTTAACTGTTTCTTCATTACATTCTAATTTTAATGCTTCCGTTACTCTTTTCTCAATATCTTTAGAAATCGTATCTAATTGTTGAGTAATAACAGGAAGCTGTTCTAACTTAATTATTTCATTTAATTTATTTTCTTCCATTTTTCCACCTACTTCCTATAATTCTACTTCATAATCTTCAATTACAGAATTTGTTATGTAATCGCTCATATTTTTTCTAACATCTTCTTTTATTTGATCTAAATCCCACTTTTCAGGTATTTCTAAATCTCTAATTGAATATTCAACTCGTAAAGTTATATCAATTGTTTTTGTTTTTTCTTCTTTTGGTTCTGGATAACTACCAGCACCTAAACCAATAGTTTCAATGTTCATTTAATCATCTCTTTCAAAATAATCTTCAATTTCTTTTTCACCATTTAAAAATTTTGTAATACAATATGCAACTAATTTAGAACAAGGTTTTTTTGCATTAATTGTTTTTCTTAAAGTGTCTGGATGTATTCCAATTTTTTCCGCAACCACCTTTAGATTATATTCTTCCATTACAGATTTGTCTTTAAAAAAATACATATTTTACCTCCTTTAGTATATTATAACTCTTTTAATCAAGATATTCAATCTTTTTTTGTAGAACCTTTAAACTTGCAATATATTGTCTTAATTGTCTATTGTAAACTTTCTTTTTACTATTGATCTCGTTAATACAATGCTTGATTATTTCAAGTTCTTTTATCAATTGTTCTTTATTTGCTTCGTCTAAATTAATCATTCTCCTATAACCTTTTCCACTTGATAAACTAATAATGGTGTGTTCTTGTTTAATTTCACTTATTGTTCTTCTTATCTCTCTATCACTAATTTTAACCAAATCTTTTAACTCACTTCTAGTAATATAATCATTTTTAGGTATCATATCATAAATTAATTCTTTCATTTTATTCTCCTTTTTTAAAGTTCTTCATCAAACCAATTATATTCTAACACTTCTTGCATTTCTTCTGTTATTTTCTCGTTTTCTTTTTTAATTTCTTCTTTCTTTTTTTCATTATCTTTAACATCTTGAATAGTTTTATAACCAGCAGTTTTCCAATTTTTTAATATTGCTTTAACATAATTAAAATTCCTTTTGTTGTTCATAATAGATATTTCAAAAGCATATTTGATTAAATCAATATCAAACTCTTTTATCCAATTATCTATTTGTTCTTTTTCAAGTGGTGAAATTGTTCTAACATAATTTTGTTCTATAAATTCATATATTATATTATTATTATTAATATAATTATTATAATTATATTTATTATTAATATTAAATTCATAATAACTACTACTATTTATAATATTCTCTTGGAAGTTTTCTTCTATACCCCTAGAAGATTTCTTCCATAGGTATAATCTTCTTTCAGAAACTTCTTTAGAATCTTTCTTAAATATAACAACATTTTTTATATATTCTCTATCAACTAAATCTCTTATAAGTTCAGTTATTGTTCTTGTACTAACATTATATAATTCTGCAAAATATTTATTAGAAGCAGAACAATACCCTTCTTTATTACTTAAAGCACATATCTCTGCATATAAGATTTTAGCTTTATCTTTTAATTCGTTATCATATCTAACATTAGCTGGTAATATAGCATAATAGTTTGGTTTTTCTTCACTCATATAACAAAATTCCTTTTCTAATTATCATTTTCTTTATTTTTTTTAATAGAAAGTTTCATTTTTTTTAATTGCTGCTTTAAATCAATAATTTCTTCTTCTTGTTCTTCAAATGTTTTTTCCCACATTTCCCTTTGCTTATCATGGATTCTTTTCTGAGTATTCATTTGAATAATTTTATTTTCTAATTCTTCACACTTTGTTTCGTATTTTACTTTTAAAGTATTATATTTTCTCTTAGTTATTAAATGTTCATAGATAACATTCTTCATTTTATTTATTTTCACCTCCTAAATAATCATCTTAGTCATAAGTATTTCTATCATTAACTTTGTTTTTATTTGTTTCCCAATATTAATCACTCTTACCACCATAATTGCCAATGAACTTCTTTTAATAGATCATACATTTCATTTTTTAAATCGTTTGTTTCAGTAACGTTGCAATCCCAATAGTCTGTTTCTAATAAAATATCTGTTATTTCTATTAATCTGTTTAAAATTTCTAGTTGCGTATATTTTTTTCTTTTATATTGAAATTTATAATATTCTAAATTAACCACTTTACTAGCTTCTTGTTTATAAACTTTCAAATGTTCATTCAACCACTTTATTAATTCGTAGTCTAAATTCCAACATTCTTTACTTATTGTTTTTTTGGTTACAATTTTCACTTTATATCACTTCCTTTTAAAATATCTAATAATTTTTTGCAATCATCATATCTTAAATCATCACAAAAATATTCAACATCTTCATCTATACAAGCATTTACCTTTAAAAAATCTATTGCTTTATCTATGATATTATTCAGTATTTCTATTTCTTTGTCTTTTTCTTTTATTATTTCTACTACTCTATTTACTCCATTTTGATTTAACATAACAACTCTATTATTCATTAAATCTTCTTCAAATGAAGGTGTTTCTACTACCCAATCATTCACTCTTTATCACTATCCTTTATATCACAGCTAACATCTTCATTTGTTTTTCTTATATCATCATATTCAATAATTAAATCAACATCTGACATTATATCAAAATCTGCTAATGAATGAATACCACATCTACACCAATGTTCTTCAATTCTATCACATTGTTTTAATAACTGTTTTAATGTTATATCTTCTGGTGCTTCTGCAATAAACGAAATATCACAACCATCTAAATAAAATTTTATTTTATTCACTTTTTATCACTTCCTTTTAGTTCTTGTAGTTTATCTAAACAAATAGTCCATACACTAACTTTTCTATCATTTAAAGGTCTAACTTCATTGTCATAAGCATATTGGAAAAACTTTTCCATACCATTTATGATATTATTTAGTCTTTCTATTTCTTTGTCTTTTTTATTATTCGATACTGTTAAATCATATATTTGTTGATATACTTTTACTCTTTCATCTTCATTCACTCTTTATCACTTCCTGTTTCATCAAATATTAATTTTAACTCTAATTTTTTAGTAAAAAAATCATTGCTATCTATATTAAAATCTTTACATAATTCTATAATTGTCGCTATTTTTGGCAATCCATTTCTAAGTAAATTGCTTCTAAAAGAACTTGAACTTAAATATTTGTTTTCTATTCCTTTTGCTTTTTGATATTCTTTTAATATACCAATGTTGTGCATAACTATTTCTTCTATATTCACTCTTTATCACTTCCTTTTAGTTCTTTCAATTCTTTCAAAGTGTATTTTGCCATTTCTATATGAGGTTGTACTACACTGTTTTCTATTGTTTGCTCTAACATTTTTTCTAATTCATTTATAATATTATTTAGTCTTTCTATTTCTTCATTTTGTTGTGTTAGAATATCACCTATAATATTTATTTTTTTTAGCGTAAATTCTCCAACCATTTCCCCATCATCATTTATTGTAAATGTTGTATCTAATAAATCTTTTAACGATATTTCAGTTTTCAATCTTTATCACTTCCTTTTAGTTCTTGTAATTTGTTTAAATATTTTGTTTGTAATTTTGTGTTTTGTTCTGAATAATAATATCTTACTGGGTAATCTCCTTGCATTAAATCACTTTTTCTTATATTTGCTTGATATTTACATTCTTCTAAATAATCAAACTTAATACATTTTTCTAATTCATTTATGATATTATTTAATCTTTCAACTTCTCTTTCTAAGTTTGCAATTCTTCCTAGTAAATCGTTTATTACTTTGTCTTTTTCCAATTTTATCTAACCTCATTTCTTCATATTCTTTATATTCTTCTAATATCTTTTTTAATTCTTTTAATTCATTTATCGTAAATCTTTTTTCTTCATTTAAAAGTTTAAGTATTACTTCGTACATATTAATTTCCCTTTGATATAGATAAAAAACAATAAATGGTTAATAAAATAAACAAAATTATTAAGTACATTATAACTTCCATTATTTATCAATACCTTTTAGTTTTTTTAGTTCATTTTGTAACTTTGTTATATATTTTAATGTTTTATAATAAATGCTTCTATCATTATACTTTAATTCGTTTTCTTCCATATCTAGTATTAATGGAATATTATCCTTTAACCATTGAGTTATTTCTTTTTTATCGTATTCATTCATTTTCTATCACCATAATTTCATATTTTTTTATTTTTGCAATTAATATCCAAAAGTAAAATATAATTCCTTTAAATTTAAAACTGTTAGCAATTACATCACTTTTGTTTTGAAATTTATTTTCTTTCTTTAATATTAAAATTGTCATAAATCACCATATTATTTTCTTTGCTTATCTCTATTTCTTTTGTTATTACTCCTAAAATTATAAAAATAATTCCTAAAAATATACATAAACAAACAATTACTATTGATCTTAAATCATATTTCATATTATTTTCTCCTAACTTCGATTATAGTATCTTTTACACTTTCTCTGTTTGATACAAACAAATCCACTCTATCCGTTTTCATAGAACTTCCGCAACTATCAAGTATAATAGCTTCGTACTCTACACCATCAATTGTTAAAACCAATTCTTCCCAATACTTGTATAAATGAACTCCTTCTTCAACAAACCACCCTTGATTTGCTAGATATGTTGTTGCAGTTGCAATTACTAATTTTCCTTGATATGTGTACCACCCTTTGTCATTTATTTGGAAATCCCATTCACATAATCCACTTCCTGTACAACTACCAGTTCCATAACCATCATTTGCCCAAAAACTTGTCATTCTTGTTGTATAACTATTAGCAAATTCAAATTCTTCTGTTGATATTTCTTGTGTATTATCCTCAATTGCAATTTCTTCGATTTTAACTTCATCTTCTAAAACACCATTTATTTGGCTTTTGACGGCTTTTCCTTCATCTTTGATAATTTCCTTTGGTTTGATGTTTTTTGCCGTCCTTGGTTCGTTTTTTATGCCAAAAATGGTGCATAAAAGAATAATTACAAGTAATATACAAAAAATAAACTTTCCAAGTGGTTTTAACTTGATAACCTTTTTTATTCTTTTTTTCATATTTAAACTCCTAATTTTCTTTTTACTTTATAATCATATTCTGCTTTTTTATCTCTAAAAATAAGATTGTGACAAAAGCTACATTCAATGTATGGTACTCTAGAAATAAAGTTAACTCTATGTCCACACTTGCAAATAACTTTTGTTTTATCTAAAAATTCATCACTAAACTTACCAGCAAATGGTTTATATTTTCTTCTTTGTTTCATGCTTTTCTCCTTTTTTATTCTATACCTTTTAATATTTTTGCTAATTTAATATCATCTTCAAAACCTCTTAATAACAAAAATTCCGCTAACAAGTTATATGGCATAGTTCTTTTCCCTAACTCATAGTTTCTATAAGTATTAAGATTAATGTTTAATTTATTTGCCATTTCTTTTTGAGAATATCTATTATCAAGTCTATATTTTTTATATATTGTCAATCTATCACCTCCTCGATAATAAGAATATAACTCATTTTGAAATATATGTCAATACATTTTGAAATATTTTTTTTGTAAAATAAAAAAGAGTTGTCAAGTTGACTACTCTTCTTTAATGAATACTTTGCTCAAATCAATTTGCTTGTACAATCCGTCTTTTGAGATTACTTTGAACTGAACATATTCGTCTTTTTCTTTTGCATAGTAAACGTTCAACCACTCTGGATCATAAGCAACCCATTGATTTTCTGCTATTCTATACCAACCATAGTCGTCATTTTGAGCTGTTTCATAGAAATCATAGAACCCTTGTTTTGCAAAACCAATAATATCTCCACTAAACATAGGCAACCCTCTTACTCGTAAGTTGTTTATTTTAACTTCAATTTGGTTTTTGTATTCATCTCTTTCTACGTTTGGAGTTACTTCTGGCTTTGGTGGCTCTTTTTCTTTTAATCTAAATGCGTGAATACCATTATCATTTGGTATCGGTATTACTTCACTTGGATTAGGGTTTTGAGAAAAGTACCAAGATTGTGTACCATCATAAAAATCGAACAAGGCGATATGGTTCCATTCCCAAATTACGACATCTCCAGGTTGCATATAGCGAACGTCTACTTCATTAAAATATTCGTCCATTAATTGTCTTTTTTCTCCATAAAGCATATTGCTTACATTTTTACAACCTGCCAAAATATAATCTGGCAAACCTAGACATTCTGTAAAATAAAGTTGGGCTAGGTCAAAGCACTGCCAAGGCCAATCTTTTGGGTATGAATCAACGTCAACGTATTGTTCGTTATATTTGTTTTTAAATTCTTGATATGTCATTTTATCCTCTCCCTTCATTTTCTTTATCTTCTTTTGCTTTTTGTATAAATTGACTGACTTTTTCTGCTTGTGTACCAAAATAGAATATAACTATAAATTTAGTTAATTCTTGATACTCTGGTGTCATTTTTCCCATAAAAGTTAATACTATATATCCTGTTATAATTGAAACTGTTACAAAAGATTTAATATCGTCCCATGCTTTTTTCATAATTCACCTCCTTAAGTTCCTTTTGTATATTCTAAAATTATATAAATATCCCAATCATTAAAACCACTTTGTACACAGTTTATTTTAGTGCTATCTATATTTGTTATATAAAGTGGGAAATCACTTCTTTCCCCACCAACATAACTTCCTACTCCACTATAAGAAGCAGATATGAACGCATTTACTGTCACACCATAGTTTGATATTCCATGTGATACAGTGAAAGCTGTTCCAATATTTGTTGTATGAAAGCATTTTCTATAAATAGTATCTCCATTAATCCATTTTCCTATTTCCGTTTCACTTGTTGAATAATTATTTTTTGATTCTAAATCTTTTATTTTTTCTAAAATGTTAACTTTATTTTCTCTATTGACATCTGCAACATATAAATCTCCATTTACTTGGAAATCGTGTTTTCCTTTTTCCGTTGTTGGAATACCTCTCAACACTTCTTGACTATCTCTTGCAGTTGTTAGCAAGTCACTTACTATAATTGTAAAAGTTCCTTGCTCTGTATAAACCAAAGCGTCTGATATTTCATAATTCGAAATAGTTAATTTGTGGTTTGTATTATCTATTACATAGTTAGAACTTGGTATTGTTGTTTCTGTTCCGTTATTTAGTTTCCATTTTACTGTTGGAACGTTTGTTGTCGAACCAAAGGTTTGTTGGAAATAATAGGCTTCCAAATTTACAATAATGGTAGAACTTGTTGGGTTCTCCCTTTTAAATTCAAAGGAAGTCAAAGAAACTGGATTGTAATCGATTAGGGTTTTCTTTACTCGGTCTGCTCTTGAATTTCCTCGACTATCAATTGTTAGTATTGCGTAACTAGTGGTTTTCATTGGTATATCGAAAACGTAAGGTGGGGAAGTCAATGTCCTTGAATATCCTGTGCTTTGAGCATTGACACTACTTATGGTTGCTCCTTTTTTTGCACTTGGAACAATTGTTGCTCTCATAATAGAAGCATTTTTGATAATCGTGTTAGCATTGTTTGTTCCTAATACATTAACAACTTTTTGATTTGTTTCGATCTCGGTGTGTGTATGTGTAGGAGCATTGTTAATAATTGTCATTGTTCTCGTAACAGAAGAAAAGTAATCAGTTCCATTTACGGTAGTTTTCAATATGAATACAACATTTAGAGTGTTACTGTTTGGTGTAGCATTTCTTAAAGTGTTTCTTTCGGTCGTTGTTAAGTTGAACGTGTAACTTCCATTTTCAAGATTTACCGCTCTATATGGAATGTCGTCAGTTGCGGTCGTTAAAGAAATACACGCTTGATAGGTTGCTCCTGAAAATCCAGAAGTTGTCGTATAAGTGATTGTTGGATTTTCTTCATCTGTAAAGTTTGGAGCATTTACAATAATTGGGTATCTATCAATTTTTGGAAAAGTGATGTCTGTATAAACTTCCCCATTACCTCCAAAAGACGCTTCCCAAACAGTTCCAATATTTACAATTGGACTTGAACCATCTTGTTCGTGATATTGTTGTCGACTTGTTTCAATTAATGTTGTTTCTCCTCTATAAAACGTTGAACCATTAAAGCTCTTGTGTGTACCATACAAGTAGTTGTCTGCTGTGCTAAATGAAATAGTGTTTTGTGAAGTATAATATGTTGTCTTTAAATCAAAGTTTGTTAAGTTGTTTGCATTATCTTGCGAAGAGTATCTTGCATAAAGTCTTATCTCTCCATAAGTCAAAAATATTGTACCAACTTGTTGATATGTTGTAGTTAATAATGTGGCCATACTAACCTCCTATATAGAAATCGCCAGTGCGATATTCCCCATCTATATTCATTTTTTCCGTTCTATGGTATCCTGCCACAAAATAATTTGTAACAGTTAAGTTGTCCATTTGTGCTTTTGAAATTCCTTCTTCCTCATCATATCCAATAAAAGTTAAAGTGTTTCCACTATTATCTTTTATATCAAAACTATTGTTGTCTAAATTTGTTGATATTTTTGATGAACTTGTTGATACATTTAATCCATTTATATCGATAGTTACTAAGTTGTTTCGTAGTGTTTCTTGACCATCAATTATATCTCTTTGCATTACTTCAATTGTTGCTTGTGTTGATGTAAGCGTTTGCTCTACGGTATTTGTTCTTTCTATTAAATTCTCTATTTTATTGTTACTTTCTGTTTGATATTGTTCAGTTGATGTCGCTAATAATGAAATGTTAGCGTTTATATTATCTATTTCCGTTTTTGCCGATTTACGATAAGTTGCTTCACTATTTTTACTTACATTTTCAGTTCTTTCTTCTTTTCCTATTGTTGTATCAAATGTATCTCTATGAACTCCGTTATATGTATATTCTGTATTAGCCAAAGTTCTAAATACAATATCGTTTGTTCCATCTATATCGTTATATATTTCTATAATATCATAAGGATCAATTGCTGGATTTCCTAGCACTCTTTTTGTTGTTATACTATCTATTTCAAATCCTTTTAATTTATTTAAAATATATAAAACCTGAGATTCATCAAAAATATAAGGGTTTGCACCATTTATGTATAATGTATTTAAAGATTCATCTTCGCTTGTTTGATATTTTATGACACCGCTTTCATAAACAACTCTATCTATCGAATATGGTTCTCCTTTTTCATAACTTTCTACTATACTTAATGGTATTTTCCATTTATCAACATTACTTAAATCAATTGCAATTAAATTTCCATTTCTATCAATGGTTGGAATTAACCCTGCTTGTTCCATAAGATATGAAATATAGGTAGAGGCTTGAATTGTATTGTCGTATATACCTAAAATATCATTTTCTCCATTAAAAGACAGAACACAATTTTTTACCCCCGCTTTTTTACAAATATCATTTAATATTTGCTTTTTACTAGCAGAACCACCTTCTTCATCAATTAAAGGCTTTGCATTGTAATTAAAATCAAATTTAACTCTATTATCTCTTAATTTTAATGTGATCTTGTTTCCATCTTTTTCTGGTTTATCTTGTATGTTAAATACACCTAGAGGTATATATGTGTATTCATTTCCAACCAACGTACCAATTGAAATTTTTACTTGGTCTTTTATATTTTCTATATCTACATTATGTAATATAACTTCGACACTAGTAGAAATAAAGTTGTCAAGAGAAAATCTTTTTGAACCATCATCTGGCAATATTCTTGCCGTTCTTGTTATTTTTTCACAATATCTACTTGAATCTTGAAGTTCAACGTCATCAAACCAAATTTTTAAATCGTTTTTATCATCCTGACTATATATTTTTTCTAGATATGGATTGTCAGTAGAATAATATAAAAAGTTAATTGGACTACTCAAATTTGCACTACTAATTGAGATATTGTTAAACCCCTCTAAAAGTCTAATACTTTCTAATTGGTTTATTAGTTCTGTATCGGTTATTGTGGTGTAGGTTGGGGTTTTTAGAACGTAATATACTATAACATTGTTTGAAGATAACCAAGATTTAAAGTTTGCTACTGTATCTTCAGTACCATATCTAATTCTTATATAAGTATCTCCATACCATATTCCTTGATTTGTAGTTGAAGTACCAACTACTGCATATACATATCTATTACATTTATTTTGCGACCTTACACTTTCAGTATTATTTGCAGTTATTACATTATTTGCTTGATACCACCAATTAGATGCACCTGTATAAAAAACACTCCAACTCTCACTACCATTTAACACAACCTTACCTATTTGTTTCTCTATATACCAATTTGTTCCGTATGGTTCGTATGGTAGAGCAGTTGTGCCTTCGTTTAGCATAATGCTATCTAATATTTGTTGTTCGGTTAAGGTGTCCGCACTAGATAAATAATAAAATACACACAAATAATTTGAATTTTCTTTTGTCGTTATTGTTATATTAGAACCAGTATTATCAGTAACTCTACCATTCAATGTTACGTCATTAGTAGGTAATTCAGTTGTATCTCCTACAATAAATCTTTGCCCTGCTATTCTTGATACTGTATATGTAGTATTTGGTTGGCAACTAATATAAAGAGTTCTTGCATTAGCATTGTTTACTATCTTATTGGTTGTTCCATTAATATAAGCATTTAATATATTTGCATTGCCTTTATCAAATAAATTCTTTCCACTACTCTTCTTAATATAGTCTTTATAGTTTCCTATTTTACATAGTTCTATTGGTGTTTTATATGTACTAAATGGCGTTGATACTGTTCCCTTTTCTAATTGGTAAGTATCTATATCACTCATAAGACCTGTTAATCTTATATATTTTGCACTTGAATTTGTTACTTTAAAGGTTGATATGTTTGCACTAGTTGCTATACCTACTAAAAAAGTCTTTGAGGCATCATAACAAGCCCCATATACACGATTTGCACTTGTGCTATAACCATTTACTACATAACTTGTATTTGGAGTTATTTCGATATAATCAGTGGCAAATAAATCAGTATTATTATACAAACCACCATTTGAAGTAGATATACCTTTCCCTGTTGTCGCTTTGCTTTTATCAAATAACTGTTTTCCTAGATTTATTTCATAACTTTGTCCTTTATATTCTTCAAAATCGGTTGCAGTTGAGCCTTTTTCAATTTGAATTGTTTTTGCATAAGTTTCATAATCGGCTTTTTCATTGTATATGAACCTAACCACAATATAATGTGCATTTGAAGGCGTTGTTATTGTAATGCTTGTAGCAGAATTATTATAATTAAATGATAAAATATTTGAGTTTACACTTGGTATATTTTCAGTTGTTGCAACGTGAAATCTTTGAGCCATTGGATTTCTTCTTGAAATCGTATAAGTCGTGTTTGGCTCGCATTTACAATATGATAAATTAGAATTACTATCGCTAACTATTTTCATTGTTGTATTATTAAAAGAAGAATTATTAATTATATTTGTTGAATAATCAAACAAATTCTTCCCAACAACACTAATCTCTTGTTCTCCTGTTACTACTTCTATTGGTACAGGGTTATCTGGTGTTGGCGTTCCGTCTTGGGTTGTGTCGCCTTCTAATGTTAAGTCTTTTAATTTGTAAGAATCATTGATAGATATGCTTGTGCCTTCTACATTCTTAATTGTATTTGTTAAATATGCCATTTAAACACCTCTATTCTTCTACAAAACCAAAGTTTATATCTGTATATATGTTTTTTTCTGGATCATCTTCATCTACATAATATTTATGAAATTTTACTGTTGCATTTCTATACATTTTCTTATTCACAAATCCCCAAACTGGTTCATAAAAAAATCTGCATTCTAGCCAAACATTTGTTGTCATATTAAACAAAGCATGAAGTTCTTCCCCAGTCATTGTTGGAACATTAAATTCTAATGTTGCAACATCGTGTCTAATTCTATTCCTTATGGTATATCCAGCTGTATTTGTATAAGCGTCTAAGTCGACATCATTTGCACCTACATCGTGTTCTGGCAACGTATTAACTCCATCTATTTTATATGGAAACTCCTGAAACGAATCGGAGCTTCCATAAGGTCTTATATATAATTTATCGTATTCTTCCATTTTTAACCTCCTATTACAATTGGCTTTCCATTATCTTTTGCCATTCCCTGTAAATCTGCTATAACCTGTCTTGCAATTTCTTTATTTCCAACCTGTACAATTATTGTAGGGCTTACTGTTGTACCAAATCCTTTATTATCATTTCCTAATCCTAATGAAGCAAAAGCCAACGAATTTTGATTAAACGAAGGTATATTATAATTGAAGTTGGAATCAATACTTGCTTCTTGAACACCACTTCTTAATGTATTAACAATATCTTCGGCTTGGTTTTTAAGTTGTGGTAATTGTCTTTCCATTCCCAAACTAATTGCTTCCATTGAGTAATCTCCAATTTTAGCGTCTAATATTAGTTTTGCTGGTGAGTGAATACCTAAAGCGTCTTTAATACCTTTTACAAATGAACTTGCCCATCCTGATAGTTTTGACTTAAAACTAAACATTCCATCGAAAATACCATTAAATATTTGACTACCAATATCGTTTAGTTGTTTCCAATTTATTGCGCCAACTATACCACCAAATATACTATTCATAACAGAATATCCTAAGTCTGACCAATTAAAACCTGATAAAATATTCCATATTGACTTTGCAAGATCAATTATTTTTTGACCTATTGCAGTATAAAATCTTGCGGCATTATCTCTTAAACTTTTAACTACTTCAAGTAAATCTTCATGTGCTTTTTTCCAATCACCTTTTGCTATATCTGTTATAATTCTCGCCGCTCCGCTAATTATATCAATCATATCACTAAAAACCCGAACTATTGTTTCGTAAATTACTCCTACGCTAAATTTTACAATTTCTACTATTAAATTCCATATTGGTTTAATAATATTAAATATTCCTTCGAACACTCCTTTAATATATGGTAACAATGCGTCAAACATTTCTCTTAAATCAGATACCATTTTGTCTACTTTTTCTTTAAATATATCATTATGTTTGTACGCATATATTAATGCTGAACCTATACCAATAATAGCACCACTGATTAACAATAATGCAGGATGTAGCTTAGCAACCGCTAATAATTTAGTAAATATTGATGATATTCCTTTTATATTAGTAAATTTAATTAATCCAATTCTATTTAAAGTTTTTAATATTACTCTAATACCATTGTATATGCTACCTCCGACTGCTAAAGCTCCTAATACTGTTCCACCTGTTATATGGTCAAATTTGAAACTAACTTCTCCAGTTTTTTTATCAATGATTTTTGTAAAACCTAACCATTCCATTATTGTATCTCTTATTTTTGTTGCTTTCATTTGTACATCTGATAGTTTCTTTTGGTAATCGTCAAATGCTTTATTAAAAGCTTCCATTAATTTTGGATTTATGCCACCACCAACTCCTGCTCCTCCAGAAGAAGCATTTGAAGTGCTTATGACATTTAGCTTATCGAACCCTCTTAAACCTTGTTTTAACTTTTTTGCACTTTCAGAAGCACCATCTAAAGCTTCTCCAAAATCTTCTATTCCACCAACAGCAGATTCATCAAAGAAGTCAAAATCGTCTATTTTATATCCAAATAAACTTGCTATTATTTTTGCTATTTCATTTAAAACCATTAAAACCGCATTTAAATATGGTAAAACTTTTCCTACTATTTGTAAGAATATATTTCCTACATTCCTTTGTAATCTTTCCCATTGTTCATTCATTATACGGATTTGGTTGCTTGGTGATTCTAATGTTCTTCCCCAATCGTTTGTTACACCACTTAATTGTTGTGTCAAGCTTATCATAATAAGCAATCTTTTTTCAGCATAACTTAATTGAGAAACTTGCGCACTTATATCTAATCTATCTAAAGTTTGCTGCAATGTTGCTTGGGTAATGTCTGCCCCCAAAGAACGAACTGGTTTTGTTTGACCAGCTAATGCAGATTGTAATATAGAACTTGATCTTTCTACATCAATATTATATAAAGAAGAAATATCTATTGCCATTTCTGTCATAAGTTTTGAAACTCTTTCACCAGTTTCTTCTGCTAAACCCATAGCGTTTGATAATTGTTTAAATTGAGAAGTTGTTTTTATTAACCAATCTTCATCCAAACCATACATTTCACTTAATTTATTTACGAATTTTGTTGCTTCTGTATAATTTCCTCTAAAAGCTACTTGAAACAAGTTAAAATCTTCTAGAAAAGCTGTTGATTTTGAAGTCATTGAACTAAATCCTTCTACAACTTTGCCTAGTCCTCTTGCAAATGTTCTTAAAGCAGTATAATTAAATGCTAAATTAAAGTTTTTACTCATTTTTTGCATATTTGTATCTGCTTCTTTTACATTTTTAGAACTTTTTTCTAATTGCTGTGCAGCGCCTTTATCCATTCCATCTAGTACAGATTTAATTGTAGAAAGAGTTTGAGCATATTGTTGAAGTTTTTTTTCACCTGTTACACTGTTTTTAAATTTTATGCTTACATCCGTCTGGTTGTTCACAAAACATTTCACTCTCCTTTCTATTTAGTCTTATCTTTATTTTTAAGATTTTCTAAATATCTTTGTTTTAATGTTCCTTGATAAACTAATGTACTTTGAAATTTATCATACTTTTCTTTTTTTATTTTTTCATTTCTTTCTATATTTTCTTTTTCTTTTTTTTCTTTATCAATTTGCAAATAAGGTTTTTCTGGATAATTTGGCAATTCTTTTGTGCTTCTATTTTTGCTAAACATACCACTTAACATTTTCATTAAGTTACCTACTAAATTCCCATTTCCCCTATGTATATAATTGCCCAATAACCAACATTGGTAGTCTATTTCTTCTGCTTCTTGCTTTTTTTTGTTAATATAAAAAGTACGGTATGAAACAAACAATTGTGGATCATCTCTCCAAAATTCTTCTGCACTCATACCGTACTCTATTGCTTGTGGATAAAGATAATTACAATAATATTCATAATAAGAATTGTTATATTTTGTTTTTAAAATATCTTCTCCGTTATTATTTTCTAATTCTTCTTGTTGGCTTGGGCTTTCAAGTTTTTTCTTTCTTCGTTATATTGTTCTCTTATTTCTACACATTCTTGTAAATATTTTCCATATTGTTCACCTAACCAACTAAATTTGTCATCATCTTCATAATAAGGTTTTAAAATTTCTCTTACTTGTGTAATATTTAAATGATGATTAGGATTTAACCATATTAAAAAAGCTCTTTCCATTATGTCTTTTATTTTTTTCTCTTTTGCTTCGGCTTCTTCCTCTATTTTATCTTCATCTATGTTTAACTTATTAAGATCAAAATCATCTGTTAATTCTTCTTCATCTAAATATTCGTAAATTCCTTTTTTTATAAAGTTCATAGACTTTTCTATATTGCAAAGTTTATCTACTTGTAGAAAACTTTCTCTATTAAGTTCAAGAGTATATTCAACACCGTTTAATTCAATTATTTCATTTTTTTTCATTTTGTAATTACCTTTTCCTTTCATTTTAAAGCCTAGTAGACCTTTTTAGTTGCCATTTAAGAGAGTTTTAGGAAGCAAATATATTTACTAGCTTTTACAAAAAACTCTCTTAAAAGGACTTTATTTAAATTTATTCAACTACTACTAAAATTGTTCTCTTAAATGAATTATAATTAGTTTTTGAAGAAGTTAAAGTTACAATTGTTGAACCTGCTGCAACTCCAGTAATAGTTAACTGATGATTATTTGCACCAGTTCCCATTGTTGCTGTTGCTGTTGCTGTTGAAGATGAACTTGCAGCAATTGTAGCGTCAGCTGGATTTGTTGTTAAATTATATACCTTAGTATGATCTGCAGCACTTTGTGTTGCTGATAGATATATAACTTCATCAATCGCACTTGTAAATACAACTGTATCTTCTACTAACCCATAACAATTTTCAACATAAACATCTTGCGTAGTTGGTGTAATAGTTAATTGTCCTTGTTCTAATGAATTAAGACCTGTGCTATTAGCCATTTTTGTTACAGTACCACTATATTTAAATCCAGTAAAGTCTGGTAATAGTCTTAAAAAATCTACTACTTGTCCTTCTACTTCTTCAATAGCGTTTAAATTATCTCTATGTAGATAGAATGGAATAGTTTTTTGTGGGTTTTCTTGCCTACCTTCAACTCCTGTTGCTTGTCTATTACCAATTGCCGTCTTGTCTAATAAGTTTGGAGTTGAACCATTTTCTCCAGTTTCTTCAACTGGTAAAAAGATAGAATATTTTCCGTTTGCCTTTTTTGATAACAAGGCACTGCCTGTATGTTCTGATAAAGCTCTATCTTCAATACTATTTAATTTAATCATTTATTAAATCATCTCCTTATTATATTTCCTCTTACATTTCCTCTTAAGCATTGATATTGAATAACTTTTCTCAATATACTTGTATCGAGGTTTGGTTCTGGGCTATCTAATGTTTTTTTCATTCCCATTATATTCCCAAAAAATTGAGTCGTTAATTTACTCAATTCATTATTAATAACTTGTGAAGAAGTCACAATGCTTGTACCTTTAGTTTTATCTTTTGTATATATATTGATAGTAAAATATATAGCGTCATATAATTCTATTTTGTCTACTGTTCCATTATCTGTATTTGTGTTATTAGACATAGTAAATACAATAGTTGGGAACTTAGAAGTTTTATTTGTATTATACTTAACAACTTCTGTATTATAAGTTGATTGTTCTTGAATAAACTCTTTATAATTATTAAATGTTTCTTCATAAAAATCATAATTATTCATTTTGTTCCCTCCTATAATATTCATTTACCCATTTTGGTAATTGGTTTTCTATTTCAATAGCAGTAAATCTATAAATTTGAAAACCTTCGTAACCAATATTTCTTATTCCGCTTTCTCCCATTACATTTTTGGGAAGAAACCAACCAAATTTGTAATTATTAATGTTATAATCCCAAGATTGTTCATTTCCTGTTTTTATTCCAACAATACCAACACCATATTCGAACGCAAGAGCTATGCTAAATTCTCCATTTGGATAATTTTCAATGCTATTCTGTTTTCCGTTTACATTAGCAGGTATTTTTGCATTATTATATATAATAAATCCATCGTCTGTATCTTCAATATAATTGCTATTTCTATACAATTCTATACTGTCGTCATTTGTTGTCTGACCACTTTTTAAACGATTGTTAATGACTTTATTTAATGTTTCCCAACTTTTGTTTTTAATGAAGTCTTGAAATTCTTTATCATTTTTCATGTTTTTAATTTTATCTACATATTCAATATATTTATCTATTTTTTTTATACTATCTATATTTATTTGAACTTTAAACATTATTTATCTTCTTTATTGAAAATTGGCTTTGGTTCTTCTTTATTTTCTTTTTTTTCATAAATTACCCATTCCTGAGTACCAATAAAGTCACCGGCTATTTCTTTTTTTACTTCTTCAATAGCACCAGTTTTCTTGTTTTGAATTTTAATTTTATCCATTTATGACTCCTCCTCTTCGTTATCTTTTATTATTTCTTCAAATACTACCATTATTTTAGTATTTTGTGGTTTATAAGACTTAACAATATAATTAGCATTGCTACCATATATTTCTTCATTTTCTGGTGTTGCACCGTACAAATAGGCTAAATCAAATTCATCAAATTTACCTAAATCTTTATAATCTATTAATAGTCCAACTATTTGTTTTGAAGTTTCCCCAAATGCACTCATATATGATTGAAGATCTCTCCAATTCATTGGCTGATAATTAACTTTACCAAAGTAAAATGGTTTATTGTATTCTATTATTTGATTATTATATTCATCTAATATTACTTTATTTTTTGTTGCAATGTATAAATCTTTATTCCAATTTTGAAATACATGATTTTTAGGATTGAACATCTTCATTTTCATCACTCACTTTGATATAACCAACCATTGGTTCTATTTCATTTCTTAATTCGTTGCTTATATATGTACTATCTCTAGTCCAAGATAATCCATTTTCTGCATAAGACTTTAATCCTATTGTGCCAATTTGTTCATATATTTCAGTAGCACATCTTAATTGCCAATTATTATATTTTTTGGGTAAATCCATATCCCAATTTTCTACATAAGGGAATCTTAAAGAAAGCCCAACATATTTGCTATCTTCAAGAAGTCTATTTAATACTTTTATATAAATATAATTATTAGTAAATATTTTTTCATCGTATTCTATTCTTTCTTTTAACAAATCAAATTGTGTAATAATACCTTGTTCTGTTGAACTTTCCATAAGTTATCTCTCCTTTTATATTATCCTCTTGAAATAATTTGTACAACTGGGATTAGTTTATCATCAACGTAAACTTTTGCAGAACCAGTTTTATCGTTGTTTGCCAATTCCCAATTTGCACCATTTTCAAAATCAGTATTTTCTGGTGACACACTTCCCGTTCCTTTGTATGAGATTAAGTAAGGAACTATCATTTCTCTTACACGAGTAATTAAATCTGTTTTTCCGCCTTTGTCATAAGGATCACGAGCAATTTCACTTGGAGTTGTTGCACCAATGTCTTCATATTCAAAGAAACCTTTTTGGAATACATAAGTAGTATATGCAGTATAAGTAGTAGCAGTATCTCCAGAACCTTCTGTTACTTCTTCTGTTGGCATATCATCATCAACTACTACTAATCTACCATTAAATGTACCAATAGTTAAATCTCTTTCAATTCCATCACTATCAGTATATTTTAAGAAATCGATTAAATTTAAACCTTCCAAATTAGTTGATACTGCACTATGCATAAAAGAAATATCTAATTTTGCTTTTTTATCTCCCAAAGCTTTTTGAGAAGCTCTATTCATAGAATCAGCGCCAAGATTTGGATTAGTTTCATTGGTAATGTCGTATGTATGTTTTGTAACAAAGTTACCATTAGCACCACCAGTCATTCCAAAAATACCTTTTAAAATTGATAATACTGTTTCTTGACGTCTTTCATCCCAATAGTCTTTAACTTCTTGTGCTTCTGCCATAAAGTTTGTACCCGTAACGTCACTAGCAAAATCATATTCTCCCCAAGCTTTTGCACGACCATAGCAAATCTTTCTTTGGAAGAATGTATCTCTTTCACTACCTTTAGGAATATTTGTATTTCCATCATAATTTACAGGAGTTCCACCTAATCTTCCTTTGATTGGTTCTAATACTGCATATCCTCCTGATTGCTCACTCATTTTTGCTTTGTACTTATTTACAACTGTAAACAAACTGTTTTTAATTAATGAATTTTCTTTTGTACTTGGTAAAGTTTTTAAATATTTTTCAAAAACTTCTTCATTAAAAATCTTATCTCTAAATTTTTCCATATTTTTTTCTCTCCTTTATTTTCTAATTAAGATTTTCTAAACCACTAGGGTTTTCTAATAACCATTGATTTTGCTCTTCAGCACTCATTTTGCTAAATCTCTCAAAATTCATAGGTTCACTCGTTTGAGGTACATTGGAAATTGTAGGTTGTACATTCATAGTTACTAAATCTTCTTTTGTCTTTTTAGCGACTATTTCTTTTTGACTTTCAAACTTTGCTTTTAATTTGTTAGCATTATTAATAGTTTTAGATTCATCATCACTTACTAACATTGAAATAATGTCATCATCTAAATCTAATCCTACTAAAATATCTTTTGCTTTGGCAGTATTAACGATAATTCTTGAATTTTTTAGATTTTGTTCTACTTCTTTTTTCATTTGTTCAAGTTTTTCTTGTTCTGTCATATTAGCTTTGTTAATGTCATCAAGTTGTTTTTTTATAGTGTCATAATCACTATATTTGTTGTTTTGCTCAGTGAGGTTATTTACTTTGTTTTCTAAATCTTTTATTTTTGAACTTTCGTCCAAATGCCATTGATTTAATAAATTAGTAATTTGTTCCTCCGTAGCGTTTTCTCCTAAAATTTCTCTTGCCTTTTCACGATTCATATTATCTCCTCCTTAACGAATAGTTTTAACGATAAACTAACAAACAATATTAGAGATTATATTTAGGTGGGATAGCTGGAGTTGAACCAGCCGGATACCGTTATTTCCCATTTAAAGAGCATTTTATTGCTCTTGATTCTCTATTTGCGTATTATCTTGAAGTTTATTAGAAGTTTCATTTATTTTATTTTCGTTATTATTTGATTTTCTATTGTCCAATTCATTTTGTATTTCTCTTAATTCTTTTTCGTATGCTTCCTGCATTTTAGTAACACTTAATGGATCACTAAATAGATTAATAACAGCGTTTCTTATTTCTGGTGGTATATTCGCACTTTTTAAATTTAACAAAGCTGTTGTCTTGGTTAATAAATTGTCACTCAAATCTCTACTAAATTTAATGTCAATATCGCTTACTTTAAGATTTTTTATACCACTATCAGCACTTGATTTACATATTTTCAAAATTACCTTTAATGCTCTTCTATCACATTCTTTAAATGAGTTTTCTTCATTTTGTATTCTAACACTTGCACTTGTAAATCCTTGTCCGGTTAATACTGCTTTACCTGTTTCGGCATTGCTAATTTCACCATTTTGCGTTGCTTGTGGAACACTTAAAATGCTATGTAATGCGCTAAGTTTTCTTAAATAATATATTTGAGTATCTAAAGATTTTAATCTACTTTGTAAAAGTTCAACACTAGCTTTTTTCTGATCCGTTGACTTAATAGAAACAGCTCCATATTGTTGAATCGCTTTCATTCCTTCTTCGTTTACTTCTGCATTTGTAAATACCATAATAGCATTTACAAATCCTTCAATATCGTCCTTATCAAAGTTTTCTACATCATTTATATCATCTAATATATCTTTTACAAGTTCTAGCATACTTTCTCTTTTTTTATTAAAAAAGTATTCTGTTACAATGTGTTTATTTGCTATTAAAGGGCTAGATTTTATTGTTTGAAAGTTTCCATTCTTGTTATTTATTGTATATTGTCTATTTCTTGTATATACTGTAAATTCATCGTAATTTACTTCCCTATTTTCTGGTTTTCCAGTTTCTGGGTTTACTTCACTAACTATATATTGCATATCGGTTTGTACATAGGCTAATAATTGTTCGTGATATATTGAGTTAGAATAAACAACTTCCGTATTTAACACATCTAAATTAACAATATCAAATGGGGCTTCATCATCATCATCAATTTTGCTTCCAACATTATATCTAAATGCTCTACCACAAGTAAATATATCTTCAAATAAATCTTGGTCTTTTTGAGCTTTTCCTTCATAATTTACATAACTATTTAATTTTGATATTTCGTCATTTGCAACATCGTTTAATGGAGCGTATTGTATTGGTTTTCCAAGTAAGAAAGCTTTTTTCCAATCCATAAATGCAAATGCCCAATTTTCAACACCTTTGTTATTTATATCTGTTCTTGTTAATTTTACTTTGTTTTTTATATCTTGATCTCCGTATAAATAGTTTTGCAAGTATTGACTTTCTTTTTTGTTTTGTTCATGTATAGTAATGCTATTATTTAAAATATCATAAATTTTATTTTGTATGTCATTATCAGATCCAGATAAAAATTCTTCTTCTGTAAATGGGGCATAAATTGTAGTTCTGCCAAATGTCTTCATAAATACACTCCTTTATCATTAGAGTATAACTCACTTTAAATCAATTAATAAATGTATAATAAAACATCAATTTTGTCAAATTATACGAAAAAAAGAACGATTTTATTATATAAATCGTCTTACAAAATCTAAAGGTTCTGCAACTTGTGGTTGGCTATTTTCTTCTATTATTTCGCTTCCAAACAAAGCACAACTATCTGGGGCGTCATCATTCGAATTTGTACCAGTTGAATTGTATGTGGTTAAATTGTCCATAAATCTACCCATGTCAGTATTAGCACCATACATTCCTTTTTCCGGAAAAACAAGTTGTTTTTTTATTATATGTTTTTCATTTTCAATTCTTGTTGGCTTTGGTATAGTATTATATTTTTCTATTATTTCTGGTGGTGTTATCCCTTTGCTTTTTAATATTTTTTCTATATTTTGTTTTAATTCGCTAGTTACGTTTGATTCAATTACTAATAATATTATATTATGTTCTATTATTTTATCTACGATAGGCTCGTACATATCTTTTGTGGCTGTTCTAGTAAATAAACAGTCTTTTAAATAATAATCTATATTGTTGTCGTTTTCGACTTTTTTAAATATAGGCATTGCAAAAAAGTCTTTACCGCTTTTTCTTGTTGCGTCTATTACGGAATAAGCTCCAGCATAATCTGTATTTGGAATTGTACGATATAGTCTTAATTTTTCATAACTAAAACCTAAAGACTCTGGATTGGTTGGTATTTGTTGAAAGTTCGTTTGAAATAAATACTCTTCAATTGATTCTTTATCTTCTAATACTTTTTCGGTGCTTCTTAGTTCTGGACAAACACTTTCTCCTGTTTCGTAATCTAAAGCTGGAACTTGAATTATCGCAACTTTCCCATCTTTACTAATAAATGTATATGGATATTTTGGATGTTTTACAAATTCTCTTTTTGCCTTTTCAAATGCTATAATTCTGGCAATAAAGTCATCACTAGCCCACAGCGTACCTGTAATTACTATTTTGTGATATTTTGCTTCTTGAACAAACCTTTTCTTCCATACGGTGTGATAATTGTTGTAATATTCATCATTTAAATTCTTGTTCATTGCCTCTTTGTAATTTGGATATAAATCGTCAATATGGATTCGTTTACTTGCTCTTTGCCCAACTACATTTGAATTTGTAGTTGAAGCATTATAACTAGCCATTAATTTACATCCTCTTAATTTCCAATCACCATCTGTTTCTTTTAAAAAGAAATCCTTATCATCTTTATCATATTTTAGATTTGGAAACACTTCTCCAAATGGTTCACTTTTTATTTCATTAATAACAGTTCTACTTCCACCTTTTACAACTGTATCATTAGAACACAAAGAAAGTATTGATCCACTATCATCAATTCCAAAACTCCAAGCCTCGCTAATTTTTTCTGGGTAAGTTTTCCCATATCCTGATGGCATATTAGCTATTAGCATTTCAAAATTTGGATTAGTTTCAATTTCATCAAGATAATGAATATATCCTTGCATAATATTGTATCTTATTTTAAAGAAACCATTCTCTTCATTCCATTCTCTATATACCATATAATGTTCTAGACTCACTCTAGCACCTAATTTATATGCGTATTTTAGCATTTTATCATATTCAACATTATGATTTGAATTATTATCTATTTTTAGCAACAAATCAAGTAAAGGTATATATCTTTTTATAACTAAGTTACCACATTCCTTAACATTTTTCTCATAATTATAAAATAAACCATAAAGATCCTTCATCATTTCAAATATTTCTTCGAAGCTTATTTTATTTCCATAAGAATATCTAAAGTTATTTTCTAATATGGTAAGAGTTTCTTCTATTGCTTTTTTTATTTCGGTATCTTTCATTTAATTTACTTCCCTTTTTTACTAGCAAATTGTTTATATTTATTTATTCTTTCATTAACTTTGTCTAAGTCGACAACAATGTTTACATTTCCATTTAATTGTGGTTGTACTTTTTCAACTAATTCGTTTTGCGATTTCATTTTAAAAATCGTACTTCTTTCTCTAACAATACCCATTTGCGACATAGTTATATTTTCATCACCAATTTGATCATATATTTTCTCTGCCACAGTTCTCATACTATAATCTTGGCTGCTTTTATATTGCCTCAAAGTGTTTAATGTTATACCGGCAAATTTGCAAAATAAAGTTAAAGAACTAGGGAAATTACCTATTTTATCATTTACTTCTGCAAGAATTTGACAATAATAATCAAAAACCATTGATAATTTTTCGGCATTATAAATTGGTTCTTGACTACCTATTGGAACAATAGACTTAAAAAAATAATTAGATATAACTAAAGGATTTATTTTAACTTCAAAAGCCAATTCATTGCCATCTTTATCCCATTTACAAGCTTCTTTATGTTCTTCTGCATATTTAATCATATCTTGTACTAAAACTTCTTTTTGTTTTTGAATATTCTTAAATAAATCATCAATTTTGCCTTCGTTATAAAATTGTTCTAATTTTCTTAATTCATTTTGATTATCTTTCTGTATTTCTAGGTTTTTTTCTTTTTTTTCTTTCATTTTATTTATACCACCTTTTTCTAAATATTATCATAACTTGAAAATGTAGTCAATTTATGTTATTATTATATTGAGGTAAGAATATGAGGGATAAAAGCAAAAGAGATATATTATTGGACAAACTTGTACGTTTGCAATTAGAAGAAAAAAGCGTTTTAAGAAATCTAAATATGTATTATTGTGATAAAAATATTAAAGATAAATTATTTGCAAAACTCAAAAAAGTGAAAAAAGAAATAGATAAAGTAAAGTTTAAATTAAGAGTAGAAAGAGAGATTAATAAAAATGATAAAAATTACAATTCCAGTAAATCCTAGATCGAAAAAAAACAGTCAAGAAATCGTTTTTAATAAAAAAACTGGACACAGAATGGTTATTCAAAACAAGAGATATACAGAGTTTGAAAAAGAATGTAAAAAATATATACCAGTTTTAAGAGAATTACCTATAAATTATCCAATTAATTTACAATGTGAATTTTATGTATGTGACGCTAGAAAAAGAGATATTGCTAATTATTTAGAAGCAATTCAAGATATTTTAGTCAAATATGGTATTTTAGAAGATGATAATTACAATATTGTTTCATCTTTAAATGGTTGCAGTATGCAAATAGATAGAAATAACCCTAGAATTGAGATAGTTATAAGCAAAATAAAAGAACAAGAATAAAACTTGTTCTTTTAATATGATAAAGATTTAAAAGAATTTTTAAAGAAAGCAAATCGAAAAATGAAAGAAAATCGATTTGCATTTTAATTTTAATAAATACTTTTGTTTTTGTCAAATTTTGCAATTAAACTATCCATACACTTTCTACTTCTCTATCTCGGCAGTCAAAAGTATCATATATAGTTGGCAAACCTGTTTTTCTATCTGGTTTGCTGCATGTTATATGTCCTCTCATTGTTATTAATAATGTATCATTAGGAAACATTAAAGATACTTCACCAACCGTTCCATAAATACCATATAATCTCTTATAAGTTCTATCTAAATAGTTTCTAACAAATTCTCTTTTATCAAGCAATGTTCCTTCATATTGAGCTAAATCACTTAAATAATCATAAACATAATCCCAAGACTTTCCTGTTGCACAAGAAATTGCCCTTATAACGCAATCATCTTCATACTTATTTAAAGCGTTTGCATTATAGTATTTAAAACTCATGTTACTTCATACTTCTTTGTAATGTTTCCATTAACATTTGCTTTTGTTGTGGACTTTCTGCTTCTTCATATAATACTTGAATAAAATCTTCTAGTGCTTTTACCATATAATGGAATGATTTATCTGTTTCCTCTCCAGCTCCGTATCTTTCTTTTCCTTCCATATATCTTCCATATTCACTATACATTCTATCAATATTTTCATGCCCTTTGTATCTAGAATCTACTCCTCTTCTGCCATAAGAACCTCCACGACTATATTCTCCATAAGAACCATCACCGTAGTTTCCATATCCACCACGACCATATTCTCCATAACTGTCATATCCGGCTCTACGTCCACGACCATAATTTCCATATTCTCCGTACATATTATCTTCCTCCTTCATACAAATTATTTTGTAAGTATCTTTTTGAATATCTATTAATTCTCCAAGATACTTTAAATTATCTCCTTGATCTATTCCTTGATCTAAAATTTGCTTTATGTACTTTTTAGTTTCATCAATTACTCTTTCGTGCATTGATTTTTACCTCCTTTCATTAAGGATTTTTAAAATTTGTTCATTCTGCTTAATTATTTTTTCTAAATATTCACTATCTTGTTTTTGTAATTCGTTCATCAAATCACTATTGTTATAATCTTGAAACAATATTTGTAAACTTAATGCTTGAAGTATTAAAGACAAATTATCAACAATACTATTGTTCATTATTTACCAGTCCATCTTGCAATATTAAACGTTGCATTTGTTATAGTTGGTTGAGTAGTCGCAATACCAGTTGTTGGTGTACTTGGAGTAATTACACTTGAAACACTTTGTACTGATAAGTTTGTTGTACCTCTAGGACATACTCTTAATTTCCTATTAAATGAAACTGTTTCATAATCATCAGCCGCAGCAATAGTAACAGCCCTTACAGTGTCTGGAATTAAAATTCCGTCCTCGAAAAGTCCAAATGCTACTACACCTGGCTCGGCAGCACTTACAGAAGCACTAAAATTAATATCGTAATATCCAGTATATCCATTACCAAATATTTTAAAAATAGGTGTTCCATCTTGATAATCTAGCCACCCTCCATTGCAACAAAAAGCACATCTACTTCTAATTGGTGTTTCATCAAATACTATTGGACTAGAATTGCTAGGTAAAATAAGTGGTTCATTTATAATTGTTTGTATCATATTTATCATTTCTCCTTTCATAAAAAAATAAGGATAGAACTATGCCTATCCTTTAAAAATTAGCAAGTTCTCGTAATCGAGCGTGTCGTAATCGACTATATGCTATTAAAAATTTGTTCCATAATAGTTTCCGCAACCGCAACTATTATTTAATCCACCACAAGGGTTAAAAATAGACTGATATGGGCTTGAAACAATATAAGATGGAGTAGGTGTAGGTTGTAAACGAGATAACAATGTATCCGTTTGTTCTCTATCACTTATTACATCTTTTGCTGCAGTTAATCTATCTCGTAAATCTTGAATAGTGTTTTGAGTAATTAATGCTCTAGTTTGTTCACCATCTTCACGAATAGCATTTTTAATATCGCAGCAACAACTATCTAATCTTGCTAAACCTTGTAAGCTTGTCATTCCTAGTTGATTTTCAAGCTGAGTTGTTTGCATTAGAACATCTCTTTGAGTATTAGAGAATCCTAAAGCATTAGCGTAGCGATTTTCAAGAACGTCACTTCTTAGATTGCAAATGTTGTTAGCAGTATTGTAAAAACCATTAGCAATATTAGAGTTAATATCTGAGCAACAGTTACAAAGTTGTGTAGAAAGATTTCCATACTGACTTGTAACAGTATTAGATAATTGGCTAATATCTCTTTGAGTAAATTCACTAGAAACAAAATCTGTCGTAGCTAAATTATTGCCACCCCAATTGTTTCCACCAAATCCGCCCCAGCCACCATTGTTAAATAGTAGTGCTAGAAGTACAATTGCCCAGATTCCATCTCCACCAAAAAAACCGTTACTAAATCCACCGTTTCCATAACCATACATTGGCATAACTGGATAAGCAAAACCATTGCTATTATTAGTTGCTAAATCTACCGTAGGAACAATTCCATTTGATCCGTTCATTTTTGTTCTCCTTTCTAAAATTTTTTTATATATCAAACACTATTTTTGAGTGTTGATACCATTTTGGTTATTAAATTGATTCATCATGTTATTCCATTGCTGTTTTTGTTCTGGGTTAAATCCATTTATAACTTTATTTAAGTATTCATTTGGATCATCATTATTTTTTCTTGCTTGTTGAAACTCTCGATATGCTTGTGGGTTTGCTCTCTTTAATTGATTCTCCAATTGGTTCATCATTTGTTGTGGTATTTGTTGGAATTTGCTTTTCATTAACATTTGTATAAGATTGTTCATTTCTAATCATTCCTTTCTTTAATTCTTCTATTTCTGCCATTAAAAATTCTATTTGCATATCTTTTTCGTCTTTTTCAACTATTTCGTTAAGTTCATACGCTTTTATTTCTCCACCTGCATTTTTTAACCACATAACACTTAAATCTTTACTAAAAAATGGCGTATCTACAAAAACCGTTTCCTTATGAACATCTTCAATAGAATTTACATATTTTATTCCGTTGTTATTATTTGGAGCTAGTTGAAACGTTTGATTAATCGCCGGTTGTTGATTTTGAGATTGAATAGGATTGCTTTTAAGTTGGTCTTTCAATTGCTGCAATTGTGCAATTTGGCCGTCTATTCTATCACTCATATTTTGTTGATTAAAACCAGCAGTATAATTTGGCATATAAGGATTGTTGTACATTATTTTTCATCTCCCATAGAAATAACAATTATTGGTTGAATACCTTTTTTGCTATTTTCTTCTTTTTCTCCATTAAATAAAAGAAATGATAAAAGCATAAGCACCCACAAATTATCAGTTTCGAATTTTTCACTACTTTGATTTTCTTTTGCTTTTTCTTCTTTCGCTTTTTTTACTAAATCTTCTAAATCCATTTTTTTCTTCCTTTCATAAAAAAAATAAGAAAGGAAATAGCAATTAATGACTTTTCAAAATGTGTTTTAAACAAATCTAATAAGTTTGCTATCTTTCCTTTCTTGATTAAATTATGCCAAAAAAAAAGAACTTAATTTCTTTAAGTTCCTTTGAATATTCCTTTAAATTACCTTTAAAATTTTCTTTTTCACTTTTTTCCATTGATAAGTTATTGTGCTTTCACTAACACCAAGTTGCATTGCCATACCAATTTCGGTTAAATCACCTTTTAATTTCATATCTAGTATTTTTTCTTGTAATTCAGTTAAATATATTTTTGTTTTTATTTCTTCTATTTCTTGTTTCGTAAATTCAAATTTCATAGGGTACACCTACTTTTTAACGAATTTTCCACAATTGGCACACTTTTTAACATATTGAATCTTAACTTTTCTTTTCGTTTTTCTAATCGCCTTTGCCATAATTTATTTCTCCATTGTTACAATTATCACCTACACAGGCATTACCACCATCACTTGTATCTGCAATTTCGGTAGTTTCAATATAACCTGTTGTATTTATATAATAAATAAATGCACCTATTGTGGCAAACCACATACTTAATATAACTATAATTATAATAAACATTCTTTTATTTGCTTTTTTATAATCTTTAACAAATTCCATTGCTAAACTTTCTTTTTCAATTTCTTTCATTTTATTTTCCACCTTTTCAATATCTTCCTTTATAGACATTTTATTCTCCTTTAGAATGATACATTTTAATATGTAGTTCAATAGCTTTATCAACTCTATCGTCTATATCTTTGTCATATCTATCTAATTTATTAAGAATAGATTTAACGTCATCCTTTAACTCGTTTAATTTATACTCAATAAGATCTTGGTGATTCTCTTTTGTGTCCTTCACTGCCTTATCTTTTCTATTTGTCACAAAGTTAACTACTCCCATTACACCAGATAAAATACTTAAAGCCAAAGCTATTGTTAATTCCATATAAACATATCTCCTTTGCGGTTTATTTCGATTATAATATATCACTTTTACGACATATTAGTCAAATTTGAACAAGTCTTCTACACCATTAATTGTAATTATTTGTTTTATTTCAAGCTCTTCTTCTTGATAACCTGTTTCTTCATCAGATTTTCTCTGATATTGTAATATTTTTTGACATTTTTCTTTATAATGTCGATATTCATTCACAAGATCAGTTTCTTCATAAATACTTACTACGTCTTTTACCAAATAATTCCACAGTTTCTCTTTTAATGGGTTTTTAAGCAAACATAATTGAAAGAAAAAATACCATTTATATACTTCTAATGTATCTACATCAAATTTCTGTACTTCTCTTCTTATTTGCTTCCTTTTTTCAAAAACTTCATCGGTTGTTAAAAACCTTGCACTTCTTATTCTTCTTAAAATATCTTCCATTCTTCACAAAAATTCTCCTTTATCTTTGCCTTTATAATAACATATATTGATAAATTTTACAATAACTGCATTTTTTACTCTTCTTCTTCTTTTACAATATCTTTATATACCGTTATATAATTAGGAACACTTGTTAAAACACTATCTTCTGTTTCTAAAGTTACATTATATTCATAATCTCCTTCTGTTGGGAATAACGGATGATTTGGTGCTAATATTACTTCATTATTTTCTATTTTTTTATTAAGCAATGTATAATTTGATAAATCTACTATACGAAGGAATTTGTCACCCTCTGCTTCATTAAAATTAAATACCATTTTTGTTGAATTATAATCACTTAGTATAATAGGTATCCCTTCAATTCTATTTATTCCTTTTTCAAAATCTATTGTTACATTTATTACGTTCATTTTTACACTTCCTTTTTATTTAAATATACTATATTCACTTTAAATTGGCAAATTGTAAACAAAAAAGGATAAAACATTTTACTTGTTTTATCCAAAAGGGGTGTGGCTATTATGAGTTAACTTACAAACACTAGGCAAGTTATATATCTATCAGTCATATACAACCTGCATAGTACCTATAAATTATTAAAACCACGTTCTAAATATTTATGTTTTATTAAAATATTACCTTTGCTGCCTTTATCCCATCTATGAATATCTTCAAATTCTTTTAACAGATATTCTATTATGATTCTTTGCTCACTTGTTGGCTCATATCCTTGAGTATTTACTATTTTAAACAGTTCGTTTAGGGAAATATATGTTTTTATATCTTTATACTCAATTAAATGAAGATATTGGTGTGATACTGGCATTAAAAGTGCTATATTTGGCATTTCTAATCTTCCACCATCTTCTTTTTTTAGAATGTGATGTGCTGTCATATCTTTACTTACCATTCTATAATTCATCCAATCAAGATTGCTATATGGTTTATATATTCTCAGCATTTCTTTCGTTATTTGTTTCATTTATAAGCACCATAGAGTACACAAAACGACTAAATGTACTCTATGCTACCTATAAGGATAGCATACTTAAACTAGGACTTTACATTTACTCATATTAGTAATACTAATGCTTTCAAACAACATAACTTCCATACAAACTAGATTTATTAGTTTTCCTATCTGTTACAAGGCGCTTTTATACCTCTAGTGGTATGTTGGTACTATTATAAGCACCATAGAATAGATATACAATATGCTGCGAACATATCTTTCCCTCCTACCAGTCGACTGTGGTATTATATCTACTCTATGCAACATATAAAAGAGTTGCTAACATTTCACGACCGTACACATTTAAAGTCCAGTACGGAAGACTTGACAAAAACTAAGTTGGTACCCTTACGAATACCATTATGGATAAAACTATTAATCGACTTAATTCTACCCATAATGCTACTCACAAAGGAATAGCACTAAAATTGCAACAGGTATTGTGGAATACCTAGTACTCTTTTACAAGTACTGTACTAATGATATAGAAAGTAACGACTCGGCTGATTTCCTTTTCCTGCCTATTACCTGTGGTATATATCATCAGTACACTAACTATAAATTTTTAATCTTATCTTTTATTTTCTCTAAATCATTAATAATCTCTTTTTCTTCTGGATAATCTTTCTTTAAATAATAAATTGCAGAAGATATGTTTCTTTTTAAATGATGATTTTTATAATCATTGTTTTGTTTATATGTACACCATTCAAGATTATCAACTCTATTGTTATTCCCATTGCAGTCTTTATGATTAACACAAGGATAATTATTTGGGTTTGGTATAAAAGCCTCGGCTACTAATCTATGTATAGAAAAGCCCTTTCTTTTCTTATCTTTAAACAACCCAACTCTTAAATATCTTTTTGATTTAGAATAATATAAATTTTTACCAGTTTTTAAACTTTTTATATTACCTAGATTACTTACTTGATATAATTTCTCATATCCCTTTATATCTTTCCAAATTTCTTTCACAACCTACACCTCCAATATGTAAGTGTGGGGGGCTAATTGGAGTAGCCCACCCTAAATAGAATTTTAACTCGTTAAAGGGATCTCTACAAGATATTTGAAAGAAGGTTATATCCAATGAAAAAACTTCTCCCCTTAACTATTATCATTATACCACTTTTTTATTCTTTGTCAATTTCTAAAATATTCCTTTACTATATTATGTATAATATCGTGTGAATTAGCAGATATATCACAAAAATCATCAATAGAAAAATCAATATTATTAAAAGACACATAGCTAAATAAATAACAGTGCATAAGTTCGTGATATAGTGTTTTTTTCTTTTGGGCTTCTATTACATCTTTCCATAACCATATTTCTTGAACATTAGGTAAAGTTAACCCATAATAGCTTCCTTCTCCATTAAAATCATTAAGTTCTGTTTGTAATTCTTGTTGACTAACTTCTTTGATAGTCCACTCTCTATTATTTATTTCAAATTTCATTTTATCACCTTTTATTATTATACCATATAAATCCAGATTAAAAAAATTGTTGGAGTTGTTTGAGAGGGTAATTCAAGGATTTTTCATTTCTTAATAAGGGGATAGGTGAGCCCTGATCCTTTTCTAGTTTCATTATTGGATAATATTATAACTTTGTTATTGATTGTTGATATTGATCTATGCATAAATAAAAAACATATTAAAAAAATATCATTTTTTTATTTATTATAAAATTAAAAAAACTAATTACTTTTTTATAATAATAATATAACAATATTATAATAGTAAAATAGAATATAAAATAATATATATAATAATATAATAATATTATAGAATATATTAATAT